AGGGAACTTTCTCACATATCGCTTGTATTCCTTAATTTGCTTATTGTAATTGCTGCGATGCTCTGCAATCATATTCTCTGTCATAGATAACTCATTCATAAGAGTCTTATAGTTCTCATTGGACTTCAGCTCAGGATATGCTTCTGCAACTGCTGTAATAGCTGTTGTTACATTCTCAATGTCTCCTGTTGATCCACGACCATCTGCAACTGCTGTCAATGTATCAGCTTCATGTTTATCGTACTGTTTTACACAATCAGCAAGGTTATACACAAGGTCAACTCTTCGCTTTTCCTGTACCTTAATATCTGATGACGCTGTATTTACCTGCTCCTCAAGTGCAATAGCTTTATTCTGCGAACTCTGTACACCAAATACAATCATCAAAATAACTGCTAATACTCCTACGCCAATAATTACTGGCACTTTCCAATTTGTGTTCTTCATTTAAAAATCTCCTTTATATGTAATATTTTTATTAGTTACACTGTAATATTCTCTTATTTGTTGGGATTTCCATAGCCGAATGGCTTAGATACGATTAAAAATTTTCCAAATAAAGATTGGTTTACTTCGAAACCACTACTTGCTCTTCTTTACAGAAGTATTATTAACTGACTTCTGAATGTTCTTCATAAGCTGAATATTGTCGTTAATCATAAGTGCTAGTGCCTGATCCTCTGTAAAACCAACACTTACATATGCATCAAACATATTTTTCTTAGTTCTCGCCTGAATTGCAGGATACTCAGTATTCTCAGAATAATCCTTTGCAATGATCATAAGTTCCTTCAAAACATCATATACAGGCTCTTTGTACTTGGTAATATATGTTTTTACTACCTCTCCTAAACTTTCTGGGTTCTCTGCTAATAATCTTAAAATTGTTTCCATATTTAATATTCTCCTTTATAATTTTTTGTTATTCTCCAAACTCACAAGTATCACATGTTGAAAAATACTTATCATGATCCTTACAACATTGTGGTCTATCATCATTTTTATCAGTCTTAGTAATATCTTTCTCATCCATAATCATAATTGCACCACAATTAGGACAATACTTTGATTTTAACTTCTGGTTCGCATAGTTCAACTTATATACTTTCTTATGACAAACTGAGCAATATACACCTTCATTTGCACATTCATCTAATGCAAACCAATGACCATACTTCCTATCCTCTTTCTTAAAATTTATATAAAGTGGTTTACATCTACATGTCAACATAGATGCAATAGTCATTCCGTGAATGATAGCTAATTTGCACTGATTGTCGTCTCTAAATACAGTAGAATCAACCATTTTATTAAATTCTTCTGAAGCAATATAATCCAATACTTTTTGCTGTAACTCTGTTGAATCAATAACCCTCTTATAATTATCCACTTAATCACCTCTTTTCTAAAATCCAAAGATATGTTGCATTCTTGTGGAGTGACCCAACTAATTACAATATTTCTCAATACCTTGTGTCATAATATCTCTTAATTCATCTTCCTCATATGTAGAGCCAAACTGCGACCAATTACAACTATATTCTGTATCATTGTGTACTAATGCAAGTTTAAATGCACTGCCACCATAATTCTTATATGCATCTAATTTGATAGCTTGAATATGAGGAATTTCTAAACACCAATTATGCTCTTTATATTCAAATCTAATATTAGTACCTTGACCAAAATTATAGTCAATGAATTTAACATCATTCATATACTCAATATCAAGAAGCTTTTTAATATAATCAATATACCAATCATACATTTCTTTTTCTTTATACTTCTTTCTCTTATCAAGCTTATTACCATCAGCATCCTGATTCTTTGATAACATATTTAACCATTCTCTACATGTTTTAATAGTAGATGGCTGATCAAGTAGCATATACTGAATATTCTCTTTATAAGTGCGAAATGTCTGTTGTTCAATAAGATCATATTCGTTTTTCATATCATCCAATGCCTGCTTCTTTGCAAGCAATCTTCTTTCTGCTTGTACAAATTTATTTAATGAACTCATTTCGTATTCACCATCATAATTGTATATGTTATTTTTATATACTAAAGACATTAATCGTTCACCTCTTTTATCTTTCTTAGTTTATAAAAAATCATTGATTTTTATTACTGCTTTAATATTCTCTCTTTACAATCAAAAGAATCCTGAATTTACTTTTATTCACACGCAATATCTAAATCTTCACCAATCTTATGAATAACATTACCAAGTCCCTTACACAACGACTTCAACCATTCTTCACTACGATTAGTCATTTGCTTGTCTCTTTCTTCATCTGTCATATCAGACCAACAAACATTGTCCCATTTTCCATCTCTTTTAACTCTAAAATAATATCCATCCAAATTTCTATTCATAGCAATCTCCTTTACTTTCTATTAATCCATTCCTTAAACTCTTTAAAATCATCCTTTGTAAGCACAATATCAGAATAATAAAAGTCCTTATTCCAAATAATCGCCCAAATTTTCTTCAACTTTTCAAAAAACGGTCTTTGCTGAGTATAAAAATTACCGTTTGTATATGTTAAGAAGGCATAGTCGCCATCTCCATAATCATGAATCTTAAAGTGGATACCTTCATCACATCCACATTCACAGTTTACGATTAACTCATCATCTTTGAAATTCTTAAATACTGCCATAATAATCTCCTTTACTTACCATTACAAAGTCCGACCTTGTAATCGTCTTTCACATCAATAGTAACTTCTCTCTGAAATTTTCCTTCCTTATCATACAGAGATAGATAATATCTATTACCACGTTGTTCTAATACAACATTTTCATTTTCGAATAGTTCAACTCGTTTTTGTTTCTGTACCATTTTTCTTTCCTCCTAACTTCCTACCACACCAAGGGCAATACGCAATATATTCTCTCTGATGGACAAATCCATCATCATACTCATCCCATTCAGTTGTTTCAATATCCAAATAATATTCATTAGTTAATGGATCTACATATATTTGATTGTCAGGTGAGTCATAATTACAACGGTTACACATATTTATTCTCCTAATTCATCAATCTAATTTCTCGAAAATCATCATCGGCTTTTACACCATTAATATAAGCACACCAACCTCTAAGACCTTCTTCCTTAGAGATTGGATATTTGTGCTTAACATTCATAACAACTTCGTAATCGTCTGGATAATTTTCAAGAATAGATTTCAATTCACCAACTGAAATACTACTCATATGATTACTCTCCTAATTTGTCTTTAAAAAATAATCTTCTCAACGTACAAATATCTTTTGGAATTGAATCAATATCATCGACATCATGCAACTTTCTTACCCATGCATAATACTCATTAGCAATAGGAGTTGTTAAAGCCGATGTTTTCTTAATATATCCATTTCTAATAGCTTCATGTGAAATTGCTCTCATAAACTTCCAAAAGTTATAATATGTAAGCTTCAGTTTTGTCATATATCCAACACTATCTTCGATTACAAATCCCTCAATTTTTCTGCCATTGTATTCATAATCCTCTTCGAGAATATCATAGTACCAATCATAAAAATCCTGCCAATTAGCAATCTCAAATGCTTTTTCTTTTGGAGTTAATCCAAGCTGATGAGCAATATCACACATAGTTTCATAATCATATTTAGCAAAATCCATCTGATTATAAACAATATCTAATAGATATAACTTACTTTCAGGATATTCAATAATATGTGGATCATTTTTCATATCAATATTTTCAAATACAAATGACACATTATTATCTTTCGCATACTGTTTCATTTTTTCTCTATTTTCTTCTGTAATCTGATTGTAAACAGCTTCTTTGAGCCATTGTGCAAACTGACTGTCAATAGTAGATTTACTTGCAATAAATAAATCATCATTATATTCGTCATAACTTACAATTCCCAAATAACCATTTTCTTTTACATACGCTGTAACAGGGAACTGTAGCTTATGTTGTAACATATCAAATTTTGTTTCGGGACGCTCATTGATATTAAAAAACTTGTCATATGCCCTTGCTGCCACTTTACCCTTAAATGTATCAAGGTACAAACCTCTTGCTTTTGTAGTCTGCTCATCCCATATTTTGTCGTAGAAGGCTTTGCTTGTAAAATTAAAAGAAGAGATGTTACCAAACTTCTTTTCTTGGATATATCTATTTGCTCTTAAAGAAATTATTACATCGGCAACAGAACTATTTGTTACACTCTGTTCTTCTCTCATTTCAGGTGTTTTGAATACTTCATTATGAACTTCTACTTCGTGCATACCATCTTTATCAAGTTGGACACATCTTAAATCTCCACCAAATTCAACTCTTCCTTCAAGATTAAATACTCTATCATTCACACGAATTGGAACTTGTTTGGTGTTTCTATGACCATGAATCTGATAGTAATTTGATGGCATTTTTTTAGTGAATGTTTCTGCAATTTTTTCAAAATCATTGTAATTACCAACTCCATGAATCATCTGATCTGTTGCAACGAATGTAAGATTATCTGGTAACACACTTAAACCTGCATGAGTTACTAAATAAATATTCTCTCCATACTTATAATAAGCACACTGTCCAAATTTTCTATAAAGCTGACGAACATCTTTTTTATCAATCTTCGCATCTTCTAACTGTGGTTTTGTTACAAGTTCAAATTCTTTAGACTTACCTATACAACCGTTAGCCCATAACCAAAGCCATCTTTCGTGATTTCCTTCAAGCATAAGCATATTCTTCTTATCTTTAATAGAAATCAGATACTTAATAACATCAGCATTTTCAATGCCTCTATCTACATAATCACCACAGAAGATGTAAAATTCATCATCTTTGATACCGCCATTGTCATCAATATATTTCTTTAATGCTGTATAACAACCATGAACGTCTCCGATATGATGAATTTTCTTATATTCAGATAAATCAAATAACTTCATCCAAATTGAATCTAACTCGTTTGGTTTAATTACTTTAATACCAGATGGAATTTTCTGAGTCTTAAAACGGGAATACATTTTGTCAATCGCCTCATCTGGGACTCTCTTTAATTCCTCTCTATTGGTATTCCTTTTCTTTACTTCATCAATTGGAATATCTGTAAAATCGACACAATACATCCTATATCTGTATGTTTCACACATCTGCTTATATCTGTTCATCTCAGATGTTTTTGAATTTGTAGCATCAATGACTGTAAACTCGCCTTTCTGCATACGAATTTCAAGCAAATTAAATAATGTCTTCCAAACGGTTTTATCATTATTCTGACTAATTCCTACTGTTCCATCAGGCTGTAATACTGGACTCTGACACAGTAATCTAATATCATCTGCTGATAATGCATATGGCTTTAATCCATTCTGTTCAATCCAAGTTGATTTTCCACAACCAGCAGAGCCTCTTAATAAAAGTAATACTCTCATATGTATCCTCTCTTTCTATTTTCTATGTATATATTCTTTTATCTCAGCTCAATCTCACCGAATTTTAATGTATTATCACAAAAAACTTTATTACCTTTAAATCGACCACACATGAGTCCATTTTCACTTCCCATAAGACCATCTGAACTATATCCAACTATAGCAATTAAATCATCTAACGTACTTTGACTTAAAAATATATATGGCGATTCACTTTTCATAACTATAAATTCATCTATTTTCGACAATAATTTCTTCAAGTCAATATTTGATTTTGTAATTGAAAATCTTTCTGTCATTTAATTATTCTCCTTTCCAAAGGAAATGCTTCTTTCTTACCTCTCATATAAAGCTTTCTGAATGTTATTTTCCTTCGAATATTACTCTTATTGGCTTTATAGCTTCGTCATTTGTTGGTATAAGAAGCACTTTGTCATTTCCAACCTGATCTTTAAATATTTTTGGAGCTTCAACAAATGTAACTCTTTTTGATCTATCACTATCCAGCCACTCTTTAAACTTTTCAAGATTTTCTTTTTCAGAAATTGCAGCACATGGACTTACTTTATCTATTAACTCTAAAAATCTTTGTCTTTCATCTTGTGATAACTCCATATTGTTTTTCTCCTATTTGTTTACTTTAAATACATTTGTATCACCAACAGCCAAATCTTTTACTTCTACAAAAGAATTAAAACCATCTTCCATAGTTGTAATCAATATCTCATCAAATAAATCTTCCATCATACCAAAGAATCGTACAGACGGATGAAATCCTGGATATTCTTTCAAACGGCATTTATTAACGCTACCTCTTAATACAGTAAGTCCATGTCTTCTACGCTTGTTGTTATTCCAATGGATAGGATTATCATAAAAAGCTTTCTTCTTTCGTCTGTACTCTTCTAATTCTTCTCTTGCAAGTTTGTCAATCTCTTTTTCTCGTTCCGTTTTCGGAGGTTTGCCATGAATAATATTGTCGAATTGTTTTCTGACATTATCGTTTACTTCTACTTTTTCTGAATCACTCATCTTATCAAAGTT